TCAGTCCATCCGTCCCCGATGCAGTCCGAGACGATGCTGGACAGTCCATTTAAGACCCGACCTAATCCGAGTCAATGACAACTAAGCCCAGAAAGCCCAAAGCCCTACGAGGGGCAACCAAGCCGAGGCTTCACAGCCCTCTGTTAAAGGGCGCAAACAAGCTGCAAGATGTAAAAGACCTCTGTGAGATTGTTAAAATTCCTCTATTGCCCTGGCAGGAGTTTGTCCTCAAAGACATCCTGACTGTGGACAAGAAGGGCAACTGGATACGCAAGACAAACCTCATTCTCGTAGCCAGACAGAACGGCAAGACTCACTTGGCGCGTATGTTAATCCTTGCACACTTAATTAAGTGGGAAACCAATGTCCTAATCATGTCCTCTAACAGAAGCATGGCACTAGACACTTTCAGACAAATCACTCAACTATTGGAGACCAATGACCACCTTAAAGGATTCGTCAAACAGATCCGACACGCTAACGGCACAGAGTCAATTGAGATGTTATCTGGAGCAAGGCTCGATGTTGTTGCGGCAACTAGAGACGGCAGCCGCGGTCGTTCAGTCAATGGACTCCTCTACATCGATGAAATCCGAGAAATCACAGAAGAAGGATTTAGAGCTGCTACTCCTACAACTAGAGCTCACCCAAACTCTCAAACGCTTCTTACCAGTAATGCAGGAGACGCTTTCAGCGTGGTACTCAACGATCTCAGAGAGCGCGCCATAGATTATCCGCCTAAGTCCTTTGGCTTCTATGAGTATTCTGCGCCACAGTATTGCAAGATCACAGATCGAGATGCATGGGCTTTGGCTAACCCCTCACTGGGATACACCATCACAGAAGAGGCGATTGAAGAAGCAATTGCTACTTCACCAATTGAGAACACACGCACAGAGACCCTGTGTCAATGGATCGACTCCCTAAGCAGCCCTTGGCCGCATGGCATCCTTGAGGAGACTAGCGACTCACAGCTTGAGATGTCGGTTGGTGCTTACACAATTTTCGGATTCGATGTTAGCCCTTCAAGGCGTAACGGCTCACTCGTTGCTGGTCAGTTATTGCCAGACGGCAGGATTGGCATCGGTATCCTAGAGACTTACAGCTCACAGGTTGCCATAGATGAGTTAAAGATGGCAGCAAGTATAAAAGCATGGTGTGACATTTATAAGCCGCGCCTAGTCTGCTTTGACAAGTACGCCACTCAGACGATTGCAGATCGCTTAGCCAATTCTGGCGTAGTGGTCGAGGATGTCTCAGGGCAGCAGTTCTACAAGGCTTGTGGAGACCTGTTAGAAGGCTTAGTCAATCATCGAGTTGTGCACAATGGACAGGCTGAGTTCATCCAGCAGATGAATAACTGCGCAGCTAAGGTCAATGACTCAGCGTGGCGTATTATTAAGCGCAAGTCAGCAGGTGACATTTCTGCACCTATCGGTATTGCTATGGCAGTTTCCAAGTTAATGATCCCTCAGCCTAAGCCTCAAATTTATACTTAGACACGCCGCGGCGTGTTGTCTAATTACTTGACAAATGCTACACTTTATGACTATGGGTCTATTCCGCAAAGCTGAAGCAACATCTAATGAGAATGAGCGTTCATCGCTTAAAGCGCAATACGCCCCTCAAATTCTAGGCGATCAATTCGTCACAGCCAATAACTACTACTACTTGCCAGCCGTATCTCGTAATGATGCGATGACTGTGCCTTCTGTCAAGCGATGCAGAGATCTAATCGCTGGCACTATTGCAACAATCCCTCTGGAGTATTACAAGAAGTCCACAGGTGAACACATCGCAGCTCCTCGATGGGTAGAGCAGCCATCACTTAATCAACCGCGCTTTGTAACAATCTATTGGACAGTTGATAGCTTGCTCATGTTCGGCACAGCTTACTGGCAGATTAAAGAGACTTATCAAGAGGATAACCGCATGGCTCGCGCTGAGTGGATCTCTAATGATCGTGTCACATACACAACAAACTTTCCTCAGCAGATTGTCACTCAATACTATGTCGATGGTATTGCAGTACCTATGTCAGGTGTTGGATCTCTCATCACTTTCCAGAAGGATGAAGGATTGCTCAACACATCTGCTCGCACAATTCAGAGCGCAATCGACATCCACAAAGCTGCTGCAATTGCAGCGCAGACTCCAATGCCTAGCGGATACATCCGCAACAATGGCGCAGATCTAGATCCTAAAGAAGTCCAAGGATTACTATCTGCATGGAAAAACGCTCGCCTTAATCGAGCAACTGCTTATCTAACATCTACTTTAGAATACAACGCAACATCCTTCTCACCTAAAGACATGATGTATAACGAGGCAATCCAAAACAGCGCAACAGAGATTGCTCGCGCATGTGGAGTGCCACCTTACTACCTCTCAGCTGACCAAAATACAACGATGACCTATGCGAATGTCCAAGATGAGCGCAGACAGTTTATCTGGATGATCCAGCCTTACATCTCAGCGATTGAAGCTCGCTTATCTATGGATGATGTTTCGACTTCTGGACATTACACAAAGTTCGCAGTCGATGACACCTTCCTTCGCACTAACCCAATGGATCGCTTAATGGTTATTGAGAAGATGCTTTCACTTGGTCTAATCACTACAGAGCAAGCAATGGAAATGGAAGATCTATCTCCTAACGGAAACGAAATGGAAGAATAATGGAAACTCTATACATCGAAGCATCATCAATCGAGTGCAGCGAAGAAAAGCGCGAGATCTCAGGAAAAATTGTGCCAATGGGCACAGGCGAGATCGGTAACACTAATCTTGGTTCTTATGTCTTTGAGGCTGGCTCTATTGAGATCACAGATCCTACAAAGATCAAGCTTCTTTCACAGCATGACATGAAGCAGCCTGTTGGTCGAATGATCGCTTCAGAAGTTCGTGAAGATGGTATCTACGCAACATTCAAGCTAAGCCGCAGCACAGGCGGTAACGATGCAATGATCATGGCGCAAGAAGGTTTGGTTACAGGACTTTCAATTGGTGCAGACATTAAAGCATCAAAGCCATCACGCGATGGATACACAGTCGTAACAGCAGCAACACTAAAAGAAGTTTCTCTAGTAACAGAGCCAGCCTTTAAGTCTGCTCAAGTATTAGAGATCGCAGCAGAGGAAGTTGAGGGTCATCCTCTCGCCCCTGTTGAAACAAACCCAACTACAGAAAGCGAGACAGCCGTGGAAGATACCACTTCAGCAGTCGAAGCAACACCTTCAGTAGAGGCAGCGGCTGTCGAGGCTGCTCGTCCTACTGTTACAGCAGCATACTACACAGCACCACGCATTAACCTAGCTCCAGAAGTATTTTTAGAAAACACAATCCGTGCGCAGTTCGGTGACGAGAATGCTCGTCAGTACCTAAAGGCTGCATCAGATACAAACACAACAGATGTTGCAGGTCTTGTTCCTACTCGTCAATTGACAGAGATCATTAACGGAAAGACAACAGCAACACGCGCTACAATCGATGCAATTTCAACAGGCACACTTCCAGATGCAGGTATGAAGTTCCAGATTCCTCGCGTAAAGACAGCTCCAAGTGTTGCAGTAGCAGCAGAAGGCGGCGCATTCTCAGATACTCAGGTCGAGATCGAGTACCTAGATGTAGATGTTGTCAAGTTCGCAGGAATGCAACTTTTCGATGTTGAAGTCCTTGACCGCACATCTCCTGCCTTCTTTGCAGAATTGCAGAGCCTCATGGCTGATCAATACGCTAAGGCAACAAACTCTTATGCATTCGATGAGATTGCATCTGTTGCAACAGTTGATGGAACAACAGTTACACTTCCTTGGGATGGAGATGAGTTGTCAGCATTCGTTTCACGCGCTGCTGCATCTATCTACACAAACACATTCAAGTTCGCAACAGGCGTTATTGTTTCTCCTACACAATGGGCAAACTTGATCGCACTTAACGACACAACAAAGCGACCAATTCTGACAGCAGCTTCACCAATGAACGCAGCTGGCGCAATCGGTGCAGCTTCACTACGCGGATCTTTACTTGGTCTAGATCTCTATGTGGATTACACACAAACAGGTCAAGGCGATGCAACAATCATGGTTGTAAACCGCGATGCTTTCACATGGTACGAGTCACCACGCCTACAGCTACGCGCTGACAAGGTTGGTACAGGCAAGGTTGAAGTAGGTTACTACGGATACGGCGCACTAGCTCAGAAGATCAACGCTGGCGGATTCCGCTTCAACGCTGCTTAATCAGTAGCACTTTAAGTCGCTCTGAGGGGTAGTAGCCCTCTACCCCTCAGAGTCTTTAGAAAGGATTGCAATGGCACTTACAACAGTCGCAGAACTCCGATCAACACTCGGAGTCGGCACGCTGTATCCAGACGCCACGCTTCAATCAGTTTGCGATGCAGCCGATGCAGTCCTTCTGCCTATGCTTTGGCAGAACCAGCAATACAATTGTTTTCAAAGCAACACAACAACTGAGGGAACACTTTACTTCGACACACGAGTTGAAAACATTTATTTTGTAGGTCAGTCCGTAAGCATTTCAGGTAACGGAGCACCTCACGATGGCACAAAAGTCATCACATCTATTGGTATCGATTACATTGCTTATGATGTTACTGGTTCACCTACTGAAAAAGATCGTCACGCAGTTTCACCTATTGGCACTGTAAGTTATTTGCCAGTGAGTTATGTAGGCGATGAAGCAATCCAAAATGCGAGCTTGATGATATCTGTTGAAATCTGGCAAGCGCGTACAGCCACCCTTTCAGGCAGTAACGCAGTCGATTTCCAGCCGTCCCCGTACAGGATGTCGGCGCAATTATTGGCCAAAGTACGGGGCTTGGTTTCTCACGCGCTTGACCCTAGAAGTCTTATAGGGTAGGTAATGCCTCCAGTAGCCATAACAACCCTTCGCACTACTTTAGCCACTGCGCTAGTAGATAATTCTAAATGGCAGACTTTTGCCTTTCCACCTGCCACAGTTCTTGCTAACTCTGTAATCGTGTCTCCAGATGATCCTTATCTAACACCTAGCAATAATCAGCATATCACAATTAGCCCAATGGCTAACTTCAAGATTGTCATGACTGTGCCTTTATTTGACAATGAAGGCAACCTCAACGGGATCGAAGATACTGTATGTAGCGTGTTCGCAAAGCTCGCAGCATCATCTCTCGTCTATAATGTAAGCGCAATCAGCGCACCAAGTATTCTCAACGCTGCATCGGGTGACCTACTCAGCTGCGAGATGTCCGTATCAATCCTGACGAGTTGGAGTTAAAATGTCCGAGTGGGAAAAAGAAAACGAAGCCTTCCTGATCAAAATCGGGCAGGTAGCACCAGCAACACCAAAGCCAGTAACTACTAAGAAAGACGAGGAATAATCTCATGGCTGTATTTCTAAACAATAAAGTAGGCGTGAAGATTAACACTGTTGATCTTTCTGACCATGTAACATCTATTACTCTTAACCGCACATTCGATGAGCTAGAAGTAACTGCAATGGGTGACACAGCACACAAGTTCGTTAAGGGCTTGGAAGCATCATCTGTAACAATCGACTTCCTAAATGACACAGCAACAGCAAATGTATTGGCAACACTACAAGCTGCATGGGGTACAACAGTCACATGTGTATTCCTACAGGAAAAGGGAACAGCTGTTTCAGCGACAAACCCTCTCTATACTGTTTCTCTGTTGATCAACAACACCACCGACAT